ACCGTCATCACAAACTTGACGGGCACGCTGCCCGTGGCAAATGGCGGTACCGGGGCAACGACTCTGACCGGCGTACTTAGAGGCAACGGAACTTCTGCGTTTACAACAGGCACCGTCAGTTTGGCGTCTGAAGTTTCTGGCACGTTGCCTGTGGCCAACGGCGGCACTGGAGCAACCACGCTCACCGCCAACAACGTCATCTTGGGTAACGGCACATCGGCAGTGCAGTTTGTGGCCCCCGGCACTACGGGGAATCTGCTGACCAGTAACGGCACGACTTGGAGTTCTCAGCCTGCGCCAAGCGGCATGGTCTACCCTGGAGCCGGTATCGCCGTGTCCACTGGCAGTGCGTGGACAACCTCGCTCACTGCGCCAAGCGGCACGATTGTGGGGACGACGGACACTCAGACGCTAACCAACAAGCGGATCAACCGACGTGTATCAAGCACCGCGTCAACGTCCAGTCTGACACCCGACATCTCCTCCTTTGACCAGTACAACTTGACGGCGCTTGCGGCGGGTTTGACGATCAATGCCCCTACGGGCACCCCTGTGGACGGCAACTCGCTGGTCATCCGCATACTGGACAACGGGTCGTCGCAGACCCTGACGTGGAACGGCACCTACACCGTGATTGGCGTGACGCTTCCCGGCGCAACGACGGCAGGCAAAACAACGTACGTCGGCTGCGTCTATAACGCCAACAACACCCGGTGGGATGTGGTGGCGGTTACAACTCAACTGTAAACATCATGGCAAACAGATACTGGGTTGGCGGGTCGGCTGCGTGGGATGACGCAAATGTCTGGAGTACGACTTCCGGCGGGTCTGGGGGTGCGTCTAATCCCACCAGTACGGATGATGTGTTCTTCGATCAGAACGGCCCGTATACGATAAGCCCTCCCAGTACGTCCGCAGTTTGCCGCAACATGACTATTAGCGGCAGTGACGTTACCATTAACACGACGTTAACTTGCAACGGTGACTTTACTGCGGTGTCATCTGCGATTATTGGCTCCACTACAAATGGTCGGTTTCTTTTCTTTGACGGCAGTGGGACGATAACGCTAAACGGCGCAACGTGTAGAACTTGGACTTACATTGGGTTATCCGCATCTGCAACGTATTCTCTTGGGTCAGCGTTTACAACCACAGGCACCATGACGCTGAATAACGGTTCGCTGACCACAAACAATTACAACCTTACCGTTGGGCAGTTTGACGCCAGAGGTTCAGCGGGCACAAAAACACTTAGCCTTGGCATGTCCACAATGACATTGACGACCACTGGCACGTCGTGCATGTTTAACTCTACTAGCACGTTTAACTTCACGTGGTCTACCGACGCACAAATAACATTTACCAACACGGGTAGCGGCTCCATGACGCTCAATGGTGGTGGCAAGTCACTCCCGCCCGTTAACTTCAACAACAACGGACCGATTGAAGTTCAGAACTCGAACACCTTTGCTGACATCCGCAGCACTTATGTGGGCGCAAAAACGTTTAACTTTACTGCCGGTGTGACAAACACGTTTATTGCCTTTAATCTTCGCGGGACTAGCGGAAACTTGTACACAGTAAAAGCAACTACGACAGCGCAAACAACGTTTGTCAAAAGCGGCACCTGGTACATGGGAGCAAACTCAGTAAATTCCGGCAACAACACCGACCTGACATTTAGTGGCGGTAGTGGTATAGATTACCTAGATGTGTCTTATGTCAAAGGTATATCTGTTGGCGGACGTGGAAATCTTTTTGCATTATTGGATTAGTTATGGAAGAAACTAAGCCTGCCGAGACAGCCAAAGAAGTTGCCGGGAAGTCCATCGGCAGGTTTGGTCTGTTCTACATTACCCTGATTGTCCTGATTGGGGTGGGCTCTTCCTACTTCCTGTCCGACTCTGCCATCACCGCCGTGATGACGATGATTGGCGGGGCTTTGGTGGCCCTCATCAATATGATGAACGGCATCGCCGGTACCGCCGAGAAGCAGGAGAAGCCCGAGTTCAAGGTCATTCAGACCCTGATCGACAAGTTGGACCGCCTGGACAAGCCCGAGCAGCCCATGAAGGTGACTGTGCAGGGCGACAAGGTGACGGTCAGCAAGGGTGACGATATGGTCACCGCCACAAGGGAGTAAACATGTTTGAAATCCTCAGTGGTGGCCTGCTTGGTTCCATCTTTGGTGGCCTGTTCCGGCTTGCCCCGGAAGTCTTGAAGTTCATGGACAAGGGCAACGAGCGCAAGCATGAACTGTCGATGTTCACGCTCCAGACCGATCTGGAGAAGATGCGCGGCCAGTTCAAGATGGAAGAGAAGTACGTTGACTACAGCGTCAACCAACTCGATGCCATCAAGGAAGCCTTCAAGGAGCAGGCCACGACCGCCAAGGAAGCCGGATGGTTTGTGGCGGCGATCTCTGCCCTTGTCCGCCCCGGTATCACCTGGGCACTGTTCTTCATGTACGCCACGGTGAAGGCGGCTGCAATCTACATGGCGTTCCAGACTGGCGGGCACTGGTCTGAGGTGATGACCCGCGTGTGGGATGCAGACGACTTTGCCATGCTCAACATGTGCCTGACCTTCTGGTTCGTTGGAAGAAGCATTGAGAAGTACCAGAAGTGACCACGGAAGCCATCAAACTGGCGGGCGACATTCTGGTCAAGCCCTTTGAGGGCTATGCCAAGCGCCTTCCAAACGGTGACTGCACCGCATACCCTGATCCGGGTACGAACGGTGATCCGTGGACTATCGGGTGGGGCTGTACTGGCCCCGGCATCCAACCCGGCACGGTCTGGACGGTAGAGACTGCCCAAGCAGAACTTGATAAGCACCTGCTGCACTTTTGTGCGGGGGTGCTGAAACTCTCCCCCAAACTCCTAAAAGAACCGCCTCGACGCCTTGCCGCCATCATCAGTTTCGCGTATAACTGCGGGCTAGGAAACTACCGCATTTCCACGTTGAAGAAACGTGTTGACGCTCAGGATTGGGCGGGTGCGTGCGAGGAAATCGTCAAGTGGAACAAGGCCGCAGGGCGCGTACTCAGGGGGTTAACCCGTAGACGCGAAGCCGAAGCGGCGCTGCTGAGATAACCATGCCGCTGAAGAAACTCACCCTCAAACCCGGCGTCAACAAAGAGAACACCCGCTATACCAACGAGAACGGTTGGTACGAGTGCGACAAGGTGCGCTTCCGCCAGGGCACTCCCGAGAAGATTGGTGGTTGGGCTCGTATCTCGGCTGATGTTTTCCTTGGCGTATGCCGATCCCTGTGGAACTGGGTGACCCTGCAAAGCGAGAACCTGATTGCGCTTGGCACGCACCTCAAGTTCTATATCGCCAAGGGCGGCGTCTATTACGACATCACTCCCATCCGCGCAACAGCCACGCTTGGGACCGACCCGTTTACAGGTGATGGCACCACCACCGTGGTGGTGACTGCCCCCGCTCATGGGGCGGCAGATGGGGACTTCGTGACGTTCAGCGGGGTCACTGGCACCTATGCCACCCTGCTGAATGCTGAGTATCAGATCACCTACATCAACTCCAACTCTTACAGCATCACCACCGCATCGGTTGTGGCGGCAGGCGCTACAGGCGGCTCTGCTGTCTCGGCAGCGTATCAGATAGGAGTCGGCCCCGAGGTTGTTGTGCCACTGACCGGATGGGGCGCAGGTCCCTGGAACACGGGGGCTTGGGGTGTTGGGACACCAAGTACCACACAAACCTCTTTGCGAATCTGGAGCCAGGACAATTTTGGTGAAGACCTGATCTTTGGCCCTCGAAAGGGAAACATCTACTACTGGGACGCCACCACAGGTCTAAACACCCGTGGCGTTCTGCTGTCATCTCTTGCGGGTGCGTCCGATGTTCCTGTGGTGCAGAACTTCATCTACATCTCTGACATCAACCGATTTGTCTTCTGCTTTGGGTGCAATGACTACGGCTCTTCAACGCTAGACCCCATGCTGATCCGGTGGTCGGATCAGGAGAGCGCGGTCAACTGGACCCCTGCGGCCACCAATCAGGCGGGCAGTCTGCGGCTGTCTCACGGTTCAGAGATCATCACGGCGGTGCAAACCCGCCAGGAAATCGTGGTGTTCACGGACTCCGCTTTGTACTCTTTGCAGTACCTTGGTTCGCAAGCCGGTGTTTGGGGCGCTCAACTCTTGGGCGACAACATCTCCATTGAAGGTCAGAACGCTGCGGTGATTGCGTCGGGGGTCATCTACTGGATGGGCGTGGACAAGTTCTACCAGTACGACGGTCGGGTGCAAACGCTGCCCTGCGATCTTCGTCGGCACATCTTTAATGACTTCAATCAGGCCCAAGCGCAGCAGGTCTACGCCGGAACCAATGAGGGCTTCAACGAGGTCTGGTGGTTCTACCCGTCCGCAGACTCGACGGTCAATGACCGATACGTTGTTTACAACTATCTTGAGGAGATTTGGTACTACGGCACTTTGGGGCGTACCGCTTGGCTTGACTCTGGTCTGCTTGACTTCCCAATTGCCGCAACGTACAGCCAAAACCTTGTCTTCCACGAAAACGGTGTGGACGACAACCAAACAGGGACGCCCACGGCCATCAACGCCTACATCGAGTCTGCTGAGTTTGACCTTGAAGACGGGCAGAACTTTGGCTTCGTCTGGCGCATGCTGCCTGATGTGACGTTTACAGGCTCGACCGCTGCCAACCCGTCGTTGACCATGACGCTCATCCCCATGAAGGGTTCGGGCTCAGGCTTCAACAACCCGCAGTCTCTCGGCGGGTCAAGCAGTGCGGCGGTCACGCGGTCGGCTACGGTGCCGATTGAGCAGTTCACCAATATCGTTTACATCCGGGTGCGCGGGCGGCAGATGATTATGAAGGCCGAATCAACCGCGCTTGGTGTGGCGTGGCAGTTGGGCTCGCCCCGTATTGATGTCCGCATGGATGGTCGCAGATGAGTTTGCTCATTGAAGATGCAATCGTTGTCCCGCCACCTAACCTGCCGCTTGCGCCGGTCGATTACGACTCGCGCTATCAGGAGCAGTTCAACAACGTCCTGCGTCTGTACTTCAACCGCCTGGACGCACTACTGAGGCAGATCGTGGCAACAGCATCCCCCATCCCAGTCTCTATTGGCGGCACCAACGTTGATGCCTTCGGGCGGATGCGGGTCAGCAACCCTCTGACGCTGTTTGATTCTTCGCACCGCTACGCCGACAACAACCTCTGGGCCAACAGCATCACGGGAACTGCTGCTGCCACGTTCAGTGCAAACGAAGGCTTGATGAATCTGACCGTGGGTACTGCCAACGGGGATCAGATCATTCGTGAAACCATCAAGGTGTTCTCGTATCAGCCGGGTAAGAGCCTGTTGGTGATGAACACGTTTGTGTTCGGTGAGGCCAAGGCCAATCTGCGTCAGCGGGCGGGCTACTATGGTGCAGCCAACGGCCTGTACTTTGAGCGTGACGGCACCAACCTGTACTTCGTCGAGCGCAGCAGTGTTACCGGCAGTGTGGTCAACACCCGTGTGGCGCAGTCAGATTGGAACCAAGACCCACTCAACGGGACTGGCCCGTCTGGCATTACCTTGGATGCGTCCAAGGCGCAGATTCTTTACATGGACGTGGAGTGGCTTGGGCTGGGCACGGTGCGGATGGGCTTCATCATCGACGGGGTGTTTGTACCGGCGCACAACTTTAACCACGCCAACCTCATCACCACGACCTACATCACAACTGCATCGTTGCCCCTGCGGTATGAGATGACGAACACAGGCGCGACTGCCAGTGCAAGTACGCTCAAACAGGTGTGCTCGACCGTGATTTCTGA